CTTTTTTCACATACTTTGTTATTTCAGTTAACATTCTTTGAATGCCACCTTGTAATTGTTTTCTCGTCATCACACCATATCCAGGTATCTGAACTTTAGCATCCAAAGGTGTTTTTACACCTTTCTTAGGTGCTGTAATTTTAGCCTCTTTCATGTTTCGGATTAGTGATTTTAGACTTATCATATTATGCTCCTCGCATAATATCATTAATAACTGATTCTACCTTACAATATTCTCCACACGCTCTTCCAGCTGGAATTTCTATATCACTATTAACACCTTCATGCATTGGATACATAAATGCGCCATGTGTAGATGGGTTAGATACAAAATCAAATGCTATTAGTTCAAAATCTGGTTGTACTTCTTGTGACTGTTCTCCAGCTTCACTTACAGTTTCTACTGAACCCATTCCACGAGAAGAAATACCAAGTTTAATTCCACTTTTAAATAATTCTTTTAATATATTACCCGATGGTGTACTTAATACTTCAACTTCACCTAATAAATTATCACCTTCCCAATGCATCTCTTTTACATTATGAGATACATTACTAAGATTTACTACAGAACTTTCAGGGTGGTCTAATTCACCCATTGCTCTACTCTGTTTAATAAATTCTTTATGATATTTTTTAGCTTCACGTACTAAGACTTCACGAGGATAAACTCTGCCATTTTGGTTTTTAGCTTCTGCACGTTGTAAAACGCCACGAACAACTAATTTTCCATTGTTTTCTTTCATGGACTCATTAATCTGTTCTTGTTTTATTTCAAATGGTAAGTAATCTACTATAAGTTGTCTCACATCTAACTCCGTATTTTAATAATTTCGTTTTTTAAATCTTCCAATTTTTTTATCCACCTATTGATAAAATTAATAGTTTCCATTTTATTGGGTTCTTCACCTCTGACTTTAGTTTCTTCTATAAGCCAGCGTCGTTTCAAATTAGATAAACTTAACAATCTTCCTAAAAAGTTAAGTCCATCTTTATTCCAAGATGATTTCATGATAAGATTAATAAAGTTGGCCGACTTTGTTTGCTAGTTTTACTAACCTTTCACTAATTTTTTTCATAGCCGTGTGAGTTCGTTTCCAATAGGATGTAGAATCTACTCCTATTTCATTCTTCAGTCTCACATTCATTTTAACAAGTTTATCTAACTCAGTTAACTTATCTCGAACCTCTCTCATTGAGTAACCAATTTTTTGTTTTGCTGTTAGAGATTCATCGTTTTTATAATCGTGATATTTACCTTCATTTACGGATTCCTTATATACATACTCACCTTTTTCAGAATCCCATTTAGATTGTCCACTTTCTGCAGAATCTATAGTATCTAAATTAAAATGAGGTAATCTTTTTCCTACACGGTCCTTTGGATTTGCAGTTTTAGGATTAAATCCTGGAGGATATACATTTTTCCCTGGTGCTGCAAATTTTAGTATTCTTTTTTTCTTATTACCAGGTTCTCTTACTATAACTTGTATTGTATCATCACCAATTGTCTGTACTACATTTACTTTGTGACCACTCTTTAATTTATACGAATCACCAGGTTTTATATCATTCCATTTTTTTGGATTTGGTTTTTTCTTACGAGGACCAAAATGTTTACCTTTAGGTGGTTCTTTTTTTTCTGGTGATTTTGATTTTGTTTTATCCTGTGATTTTACTTTATCCTTTGTAGAACCTCTACGTTTAGGTGCTTCACCATGTTTATCTATATAAGCTTCTTTATCTTTATCACTTAAATCGTCCCACCAATATTCATTTACATTCTCAAGTTTCTTATCAACTTGTTTTGCTTTAGAAACACCAACTCTATTTACACTTATAATACCTTTACGACCCTTTTTAAGTGCTTTAGCAACTTTCATAACTGCCTCACCTTTACCACCAGCATCAATTATCACACTACCAATTTCAGTTTTTACGTGAAATTTAGCTTCACTTACCTTCGTAAATCCAAATATTGCCGGGTCTTTATGACCCTCTTCATGTCCAGCTTTTTTAATCTTTTTAGAATTTTTCTTACGAAACGCTGCTGGAGTTTTAGGTGGACCTTCTCCACCATCTATTGCACCTGTTACAGACGCTTCATCTATTTCTTGTTTAATAAGCTCTCTAATATATCTTCGTAATACTTCAATTTTTATGGACACTCTTAATCTCCTTGATTAGTTCATAATATCGCATTAGAGTTAAAACCTGTTTATCTTTTACTATTCTACCTTTTGTTAAATTTTCTATTTGATTTATAGCTTCAGTTAATTTAATCTTGGTAATTTTATCAGTAACTTCAGGTGTGTAAATTTTTAATGTTTTTTTAATTTTTACTACTTCGCTATCAATATATTCTCTCATTGAATTTGTATTGCTAACATTATTAATATAATTCTTCAATAAACTCTTTTGAGATTCATCTAGTGTTTTATATTTTTGATTAAATTTATCTACAAGAATTTGATATGCTAATAATCTTAAATCTTTATCTTTTTTATTATATTCACGTAAAACTTTATTTTTAGTTTCAGTTAAATTAAGTTTTTTACTAGTAATATGTTCTAAAACAGTAAATTTAGAATTAACAACTGCTTCGGGATCGAATATAGTAGATATGGTTTCTGCTTGAAATACATTATAAATTGATGCTAATATTCTATAATTAGATATTCGACCATTAAAAAAGTCATTAGCATTATAATTGTCTTTAATTTCTTTAATAAGATTGTATTTCTCACGCCTTAACGTTGAAGTATTCAATTTTTTTCGTGATTTAATAACTGCTTCTACTAATTGAGTCGCTCTATCTGCAGATTCATAATATTTTTCAGAAAGTACTCTATATAATTGTAATTCTTTACCCAATTCAGTATTTTCATTAAAATATTTCTTTACAATTTTAACTGATTTTGTACTTTTTCCAGCTAAAACGTCTGCTGTAATTTGTCTTGTTAATAATTCAAAAAGAATACTCGTATTCTTTATTTTAGAATGTTTCAATTTTCGAGCCATTATAAAATACTCCAATGTTTAATATAGTATGTCATAAATAAATATAAAGTTAAATAATAATCATTCATTTGAAACACTTTCGCTTAAAGAACTTATCTCACTATTATACTCTTCTTCTAGTTCTTGTGCCTCTGTTATAATTTTATTATCATATTTATTAAATTTCATCGTTTTTTTCAATTTATCAAAGTGAGCTAAAGCTAAATGTTTACCAAATCTTCGTGAACTGCTACCACCCTTTTTCTTATCGTGAGCTCCAAGTGGGTCTCTACCTCTTGCACTACCATCTTTACTATATTTAGGGCCTTCTTTTGGTCTACCTGCACCATCCCAACCACCGGGAGGCGAACCTCCATTAGGTCCCAAATCATCTAATTCGTGACTTGTTCTACCCATTGCCATATCTGATGGTGTTCCAGTTGCTTCTCCGCTTTTTGCTGGGTCATTTCCTTCATTTTCAATCTGTGACCTTCTGAATTTTTGTTTGTAATCAAATGCTATCTCTTTATCAAGTTTTTGTATTTCTTCATCAGTAAATCCAAATATATTTTTATAAATCCATTCTGAAGAAACTAAACCGTCTTGTAACATAGAACTTGCAAGTGAAGTTTTATTATTCCATAATTCTACTTTTTCTTCTTCATATATTGTAGATGGGTTTGTAAGACCTAATTCAAAGTTAACTAAATCTGCATCTTGATAACCTTGTGCATACAAGTGAACAATAGCTATCTTTGTTAATTCTGATATTGTAATTCTTTGAATTCTTTCAATAGTTCTAGCAAATCTTACATCCTCTGCTGCAAGTGTTGCCTTACTACCTACTTGTTCTTCATATCCTAAAAACGCTTTTGGTATTTTTAATGAAGATAAAAGTTTATGTTTAAGATATTCAATATCTTCAACTGCTTCATAAGTTAAACCAGGAAGTGAATCTATACTTGTACCACTATCACCGCCACGAACTGGTAAGAAGAAATCTTCAGTAATATTCTGCATATTGTATTTTAAGTTATAATCACCAGTATCTTCATCAACTACTGGAGCTTTTTTCATTTTATTAATAACTTTTTGCATATAATTATCAACTTCAGCAGGTGGTATGTTTCCAATATCTAATTTGAAAATTCTCTTTTCAGGAGCTCTCATGATTCTATGAATTAACATCGCATCTTCCATAAGAGTTAATTGTTTCCAAATTTTACGACCACCTTCAACTTGTGATTTACCGTATGGGAGATAATTAGAATCAGATAGTAATCTAAAATGAGCTACTTCATAATTTTCTAATTCTTCTTTTGTAACAGAATCTTCTTGTTTATATCTATGTTGATTTGTAACTGACTCTATTAAGAATTTAACATATTCTGGATTGTCGGGGTCTAGACCTTCTAATCTTGATACATCATACGCCGATAATGGGACTACATTTGTAATACCATATTTTTCAGAAATATCTAACTTCAAAAAGAAATCACCATATTTACACATATTGCGAACCCATGGCCATAAATTAAATTCTATATTTATAATATCATAGAATAAATTATGTAATATTTCTTTTATCTGATGATTATCAGTTTTAATTTCTAAAACTTCTCCATATTCAGATTTCATTGTGGATTCATCTGCATAAATATCAAGAGCACTTGAAATTATTGCATCACTATCCATTGATTCATAATCTTTAAAAAGATTTAATCTCATTGACTTAGTTAATAGTGAATCTGAATATCCACTTAATCCGGCACCTGT